TTTGATAAGTGGTCGTGGAATCCAAAGGCTCAGGAAAAGATGCCGGGATTATCTTTTAACTCTAAAAGGACACAAATAGTTGCGTCTTTTGAAGAGGCATTAAGACATAATTTCGTTGTAAGGTCATCTAGGTTAGTTAATGAAATGAATACGTTCGTTTATATTAATGGAAAGGCCGACCATATGAAAGGACAACACGATGATTTAATTATGGCGATAGCGATGTGTATTTATGTTGGGGAATTTTCTTTTTCGTTACTTAAAGCGTCAGAAGAAAGTACTAAAGCGTTATTAGAAGGTTGGACCGTAACTGAGAGGGAAAAGATTCCTGGAGGAATATTCTCTCCTACATCATCACCGTATGACCCGTTAAGGGGATTACAGAATAATGGTAACAGAAGAAATAATGTTGCAACACAACAAGATTATCAGGATTTTTCTTGGCTTATGAAGTCGAGAAGAAGAAAAAGTTAATGATTGACTAATAATAATTTAAGAACTATTATTATTCTGAATATTTATATAGAACTATGGCAGAGCAAAAGTATACAATCTTTCAAAGATTAGGTGGATTATTTAATGGGGTTCAAGGTGGAACACCTTTAAGTGACCCTACGCCTACATATAACTTTGATAGAAAAGAATTATTACGTACTGATAATAAAGAGGAGTACGAATTAGAAAAGTTACAGGCTCAGCAGTCAATGTACCTTACAGGTCAATGGAAAAAAGTTGATAGTGAGTTGTATCAGAAAGCGGTTTACCACGAACCAAATAGAATGGCGGGGTATTACGATTATGAATCTATGGAGTTCACTCCTGAGATATCTGCCGCGTTAGACATCTACGCTGAAGAAGCAACTACTATGTCAGAACAGGGGTATATGTTAAACATATATTCAGAGAGTAAAAGAATTAAATCAATTTTAGGTGATTTATTCAACAATATATTAGATATCGACACTAACTTACCAATGTGGACAAGAAATACGTGTAAGTATGGTGATAATCTTTTATACCTTAAATTAGACCCTAAGAAGGGTATTATTGGAGCAAATCAATTACCAAACTTAGAGATAGAAAGAGTAGAGAAAGGAATGCACATTAGTGGTTCTCACGGTAATACTGCTGATTCGGCAGAGGCAAGAGAAACTAAGTACGTTTGGAAAGAAAAGATGTTAGAGTTTAATGTATGGGAAGTTGCTCACTTTAGATTATTAGGTGACGATAGAAAATTACCGTACGGTACATCTATGTTAGAAAAAGCAAGACGTATTTGGAAACAATTAGTTTTGGCTGAAGATGCGATGTTAATCTACAGAACTTCGAGAGCACCTGAAAGAAGGGTGTTTAAAGTATTTGTGGGAAATATGGACGACAAAGATGTTGACCAGTATGTAAACAGAATTGCGAATAAGTTTAAACGTGATAACGTAGTAGACCCTATGAATGGTAATGTCGACCAAAGATATAACCAAATGGCGGTTGACCAAGATTACTTTATTCCTGTTAGAGACCCTAACGCACCTAACCCTATTGATACACTACCTGGAGCTCAGAACTTATCTGAGATTGCAGATATCGAGTACATCCAAAAGAAGTTATTAGCGGCACTTAGAATCCCTAAAGCATTCTTAGGTTTTGAGGACGTAGTTGCTGATGGTAAGAANTTATCATTACAGGATATTAGATTNGCAAGAACAATCAATAGNATNCAAAAGGCAATGATTCAGGAACTGAATAAGATTGCTATTATACACCTATACATGTTAGGTTTAGAGGATGAGTTAAACAACTTTACTTTAGGTCTTACAAATCCATCAACACAATCTGAATTACTTAAGGTTGAGGCATGGAAGGAAAAAATATTACTATATAAGGACGCGGTTGGTGACCCTGGTAATGGTATTTCTGCAGTTTCACATACGTGGGCTAAGAAAACTATTTTAGGTATGTCAGATGAGGAAGTTAAGTTAGACTTACAACAACAACGATTCGAAAAGGCNATTGCNACTGAATTAGAAAATACCGCAAACGTAATTAAGAAAACGGGAGTATTCACAAACTTAGATAACCTATACGGAGAACCTGAATCAGAAGAAACTGAAGAAGGTGGTGATGGTATGGATTCTGAATCTGATGGTGGTGATATGGGTGGTATGCCACCTGAAGGTGATGNTGGTGATTTAGGAGGTGACTTAGATTCTGGNGGTGATATGGAAGAATTAGGTGAGTCATCATATANTGACTTATCGGTAATATTAGAGAATAAAGATTTCGGTAAACCTTCTACGTTAGACCTTTCTAAAGGACAGAAGGAAATTGCTGAAATGGAAAATACACTTAAAAAGATGTTAGGCGAAAGCAATTAACGGATTTTTAAGATATTTATATAAAAAGTTTATATTATGAACACCTTAGGGAAATTAAGAAATCAAGTCTACACAAAGTTAGCTGAATCATATACTAATAAGTCTGAATTCAAAAGAACATTGAATATGTTCATGTCAATACTAAATGAAAATACTAANCTTAAGAAAGTATTTAACATTTATTCTGACATCGAAAATAAGACAATCGAGAATAAAGAAATTGCTAGTGAGTTCATCATTGAAGCCGTTAATGAAATTAAAGATTTAATGAATACTGAATCTTATAAAAATGGTTTAACTAAACTTAATACTACCTTTGGTGATGTTGTCACTGAGGATACTGATTTCTCTAACAACTTAGACACGTTAGTTCATAAGAATGGTTACGATACTTTAGTTGAAAGAATCGAATCTAAAAAATACCTAATCAATAAATTAACTACTGAGAAAGTGGTTAGTGAGTCTATGACCGCAGTTACACCTTCAATTTTGGTGAGTTTATTAACCACTAAATTTAACGATAAGTTTGATGTAATGAGTGAGTCTGAAAAAGAAAGATTTAAAAGATATACTACGTTAACCTCTACGGAGATTTCTGAAAGTATAGACACACTTAAGTCTGAAATAACTGAAACAATTACTCCNTTAAAAGATAATAGCGATTTAGCTTCATTGATTTCCGAAGTGGAAAGTGAAGTTAATAATTCGAAAAATGACTTAAGTTCTTTAGTAAGATTAGAAGAGTTAAAAGAAAACTTAGTTTAATTATTTTCTAAGTCGTTCTTTTTCTGAATATAAATTGCTTTAGATTTTTCTCTTCTTTTTGTTGCTGATGGTTTAGTGTATTGTTTTCTATCTCTAAGTGATTGTAACTGCTTAACATTTCTTACTTTTCTTTTATATCTCTTAAGCATACTCTCAATAGATTCATTTTTCTTAGGTTTAATTATTAACATATATTGTTTTTTAGATTTATGGAAGTTTATTCTAATATAAATATACGAAAATTATCTAAGTATTAGACACTTATATTGTTTTATTTTTGACTCATCGTATTGTGTTTACTATATTATCAATAATAGTCACAATAAACAAAAGAAAAGAATGAACATATATGAAGTCAGGGAAATACATCGATTTAGATGTAAACGATAATTTTAAGTGTGGTTACGGAACCGTAGATTCTAAAAATTTAAAATCAATATACACTAAAATCTCGTGTTGGATTGTACCAACAATAAGTACTGAAAATTGGTCCCCCGTTATAGGAGGACTTAAAAGAAAGATATCAAGTAAAATAAACGAATCACTTAAATCTAATCCTAATTTTAAACACGACAGATATATCGTAGATTTAGATATTCGGGCAAGTGGACTTGAAAGAGGTAAAAAATCATATATGAATTGTGAAATCACACTATTCACAAATGGTAGTCATGAAATAAAAGAAGACCCATTCAAAGGTAATATTAGTAATTTAATTAGTAGTGTTATAGATGAATCGGTTGTTAAGTATGACAAATTCTCGTATCATAAAAATAAAAGAGGGTAATCCCCTCTTTTATCATTTACAACCATATACAATTTTTTCTTTGTAGTTATATATTTATAGTATAGTTAATACGACTATGTTATGAAAATATTAAAACCAACAGAAACGAATACAAAAGGAATCCTAATCGAATACGATGCAGGTCATATTTCCCCTAATGATAATAAAGAGATTATCAGAGAGATGAAGGAGATGGACAAAAAGGGTGACTTTATTATGTATGCCGTTTTACAGAAATATGATACCCCAAATAAGAATGGTAGAATATATGGTGAAAGAATCTTAAAAAGAGAAACAGAAAATTACAAAAAACTTATAGAACAAGGAAGAGCATTAGGTGAGTTAAATCACCCTGAGACTTCTTTAGTAGATTTAGAAAGAACATCACATAGAATTACTGAGTGTTGGTGGGACGGTAAAATCTTAATGGGGAAAGTTGANTTACTTACTTCAGAGGCGTTTCGTACAACAGGACAGATAACCTGTATGGGTGATATCGCGGCTAACCTATTACTACACGGTGTTGTGTTAGGTATCTCATCAAGAGGTGTCGGTTCTTTAAAGAAAACAGGAGAACATAACGAGGTACAGGATGACTTTGAAATGGTATGTTTTGATTTAGTATCATCACCATCTACACCAGGTGCTTATCTATTCCAAGAAGAAGGAGATAGAGAGAAGTACTCAGAATCTATTGATAGTGACGAACCAACAATGGATTCTAAGACTGCTGACCTAATGAAGAAATTTAATTCTTTTTTGGGAAAATAGTATAAAAACAGATATTTATTCATTAGTAGTGGACTTTTTTGTCACTACAAATATATTTATATACATAATAAACATAATTGAACATAGAAAAAAATGGCAAAATCAATTTTAGAAGAAGCATTACTTCAGGTAACACAACTTGAAGAAGCGGTAAAAAAGAACGCAAAAGAAATACTTGCTAACACAATGAAGCAAGAAATTGACGAACTTGTAAGAGAATCTATGGAAGAACCTCAGGAAGAAGAAGAAGCAATNGCTGAAACTTCGGACGTTGAANTGGAAGAGTCTACGGACGAAACTGAAATCGACGAACAACTTGAGGATTCGGACGAAGATGCAGACGAAGATGAAGACGAGTCTGATGACGACGAAGAAGTAATGGATGTTGACTCGGAAGAGGAAGACGAACTTGACTTAGACGTTGAAATGAAAGATATGTCTTTTGATATGGATGACATCGAAATGCCATCGTTAGAATTACCATCACTTGATGATGAAGAGGAAGACGAAGTCATTGACATGACAGGGGCATCTGACGAAGAGATTCTAAAAGTTTTCAAAGCAATGGGCGATGAAGACGGAATAATCGTATCACAAGACGAGGAAGGAACTGTCCACTTAGAGGACGGTGATGACGAGTACAGAATCGAAATGAACGAATCGGAAGAAGAAGATACTGAAGAAGTAGCTGAAGAAGAAGAGGTTGTTTACGAGATTGAATTGGACGAAGAAGAAACTGAAGAGGTTGAAATCGANGAATCTGAAGAGATTGAAATCGAAGAAACTGAAGAAGAAGAAACTGAAGTCGAAGAAGGTGATATGGAGGAAGCATCAAGAACTCACGCGGCAGACGCTAGAGTACCTTCAAATCAAGGTAAAAAATATCAAGCAGGTCGTAAAGACTTGTCTGAAGATGTTGAAGCTTTAAAGAATAAGAATGTTGAGTTAACTGAAGCATTAAAAGTATTTAGAAATAAGTTAAACGAAGTTGGAGTATTCAACGCGAACTTAGCTTACGCNACTAGACTGTTTACAGAACACACAACAACTAAAACTGAGAAGTTAAATATCTTAAAAAGATTTGACAGTATTGAAACATTAAAGGAATCGAAATCTTTATANAATACTATCAAGAATGAGTTAGCAGGTTCAGATAATAAATTAACTGAAACTGTTGTTAATAAAATTTCATCATCACCAAAATCTGGTTCATCAGAGAAATTAGTGGAGTCTAAAACATATGAGAACCCACAAATTATCAGAATCAAAGAGATGATGGGAGTTTTAAAATAATAAAATAATAAATTAAATTAAATATCCAATTAAAATGGGAGCATTATTAGAATCAGGATTAGTTGGTAACATCGGGTTAAAACACCTAAAAGTTATCAAAGAAGACACAATCAACAAATGGGACAAATTAGGCTTTTTAGAAGGTCTTAACGGTCACCAAAAAGAAAATGTAGCACAGTTATTTGAAAACCAAGCATCACATTTAATAAACGAAGCAGCACACACGGATTCATCAGGTTCTTTCGAAACTGTTGTATTCCCTATCGTAAGAAGAGTATTCTCTAAATTATTAGCTAACGATATCGTATCTGTACAAGCGATGAACTTACCAATCGGTAAATTATTCTTCTTTGTACCTAAGATTCAAGAAAGAACTTCTACTGACGGACACTACGGAGTATACGGAGCACCAGGTAGCGAATTAGCACCAGATGCAGGTTTTGATGCAGGAGCTAAAAACTTATATGATAGATTTTACGAAGATGGGTCAAACGACTCAGGAATGTATGACTATTCAAAAGGTAAATTCCAAGTTGCATCTTACGATAATACTGATGTTGATGAGTTAACAGTTACTTTTCCAGCAACTGGAGAAACAGAATCAAGATTATTATTTACGGTTAAAGGTTTCCAAGACGCTGGAGCTGGTAAATTAGTAGGNCCTAACGGTCAAGAAGTAGATTCTGAAGAATTTTTAGCTTCATTATCTGTTAAATTTAACGATAAAGAAGTTGACTTTAGAGTAGTTACTCAAAAGTACGGTTCAGGTATCGTAGGTGGTTTAGTTAAAAAATCAACTCCAGCTGCTGGTGAAACTCCAGGTGGTAGATACTTAAGTATCTGTGACGCTGATGGTATCATTCACTTAGAAGCTGATATCGAAGAGTACACTGAAGAAGGTTTCAAAGCATACGAATTTTTAGGAACTGAAACATTATCAGTTTCTTGGAGACAATACTTCGACATGGAATTTGAAGATGAAATCGGTGAGGTTTCTTTCGATTTAGAGTCGGTAACTGTTTCTGTAACAGAGAGAAAATTAAGAGCATCTTGGTCACCAGAATTGGCTCAAGACGTTTCTGCATTCCATAACATTGATGCTGAAGCTGAATTAACGGCTTTATTATCAGAGCAAGTTGCAGCTGAAATCGATAGAGAAATCTTAAGAGATTTAAGAAAAGGTGCNGCATGGCAATTAAAGTGGGATTACAACGAGTGGAGATATGGTAACGGAGGTTCATCTTTCGCAGGTTACACTCAGAAAGATTGGAACCAAACGTTAATCACTAAGATTAACCAAGTTTCTGCACAAATCCACAAATCTACCTTAAGAGGTGGAGCTAACTGGATTGTAGTTTCTTCTGAAGTTTCTGCGGTATTTGATGATTTAGAGTACTTCCACGTATCTAACGCATCTCCTGAGCAAGATTCATACAACATGGGTATCGAGAAAGTAGGTACATTAGCAGGTAGATACCAAGTGTATAGAGACCCTTACTTCCCAGCAGGAAAAATCTTAATGGGACATAAAGGTACATCTTTATTAGACACAGGTTATGTATACGCACCATACGTGCCATTACAGTTAACACCTACAATGTATAACCCATTCAACTTCACACCAATCAAAGGTATCATGACTAGATACGCTAAGAAAATGGTTAACAACAGATTCTACGGTGTGATTTCTGTAAAAGGTTTACAATCTTTTGATATCTCAGAATTAAAATAATATTTTAATATACTGAAATATAATATTAAAGGGTTCCTTCGGGAACCCTTTTTTTATGTCCATAAGTGAGCACAAAAAAAAACGAGAATTAACTCGTTTTATAATTTTAGTATGTTTTAATTAAGATTGTTTTTCTAAGATAGTGATTTTAAGGTCACCAGTCCCTTTAAATATTCTATGGTATACCATCTTAGGGATTGTATATGTTTGTCCCTCTTGTAAGACCTGAGGTAGTTCTTCATCCATTTGTAACATCCATCCGTTACTCTGTTCTATAAAAACCTCACGAGTATTTAAATCTCTGTGCCATACTAATTCGTTAGAATCCACATCTTCAGTGAATATTCTTTTGAATTCGTACTTACTGATATTTTCCTGTTCGTATACCATTACCAGAACCTACCTGAAACGTTTGTACCGAAGTCTTTGTGTGCTCTACAAGCCCAATACCCAGCCTTAGTCTTATCTTTCTTCTCAGCACATCTATGTCTTGCAGCAAATGATTTACGAGCCCCTGGGTCATTCCATTTGGCTGACATATCAGGAGAACCGTAACTTATCTTTTTAACCTTACCTGTTTTAGGGTCTTTAACATAGACATACCATTTTTTAGAACCACCAGATTTAGGTTTATTTAAATCGATGTCCTTACCTTGATATTCTGATTCAGTAATCATAGGGAAGTCGAATGGTAATCTCTCACCTTCATAGATAAAAAACTTACCACGGTCAGATTCAAGGATTTCAATTTCCTCATCAGACCATTCACCAAATCCTTCAGTGTATAACTCACGAGCTTCATTGATAACATCAAAGTATTTAGGACTTCCGTATCTAAATATTGTTTCAGTTAATGATATTTCTTTATTAAAGTGATATTGTAACTCCTCAGAAATTAATGGTTTTGAATTATTATTCTCCAATATAGTATATTGTAACTCACCTTCTTTCTTTAGGTTTTTATTCGATACCATTGTTGGTTTATTACCTTTACCTGTTTTTTTATCTTTCTTCTCTGCTCTACGTTTCTGACTACACGCCTTCTTTTTATCTTTTGCAGACATCTTAGCAGCAACACCAGCGGCACGACATTTAGGATAAGCCCCGTCTTTTTCACCATCACCATCTTCGTCTTTACGACCACATGGAGGGTGACCACCACCTTTTTTGTTTTTACATATATTAACCCACGGACCTTTTGGTTGTTTACTACCCTTAGGTTTCTTTTTCTTACCAAACCAAACGGCTAAATCTTCACTAAGTAAACTTTCGATGTTTAGATTCTTATCCATAGTACGTTATTTTTCGTTAATNACATAAAAACTAATACTTTTCTTAGTGGTATTAATCTCTCTATTTGTCTTTAATTGTAAATCTAAGTGATATTCTTTGTTNGGAATTAACATTGAAGTATCTAATAAAAAGAAGTTATTATTAAACGTACGACTAATGTCAGTAAATGGGATNACATCGATAGATGTTTTACCCTCTTTAACATATAATCTATATTTTAAGTTATCTATTTGAACCGTCGATTCAAACATAAAAGGAACTTTAACTTCCACATAAACTTTTCTAATATCNCCTCTAACGATTTTTTCTTCTTTTTCTAAACCATAGAATGAAAAACTATAATCTTTAGGTGATAATTCATCGGTACCGATTTTAAAGTATTCCGAAGAAGGTCTTAATGTAAATTCCTGTTCAACAGTAGAAATTGAATAACCATCAATAAATAATCCTTTCCAATGGTCAGATAATAGTTGAGGTGCTTTACAATCCTGTTGACCAATCGTTAAACTTACCTGATAAACGCCTTTAGTAATATGTTCAGATTCTAAATCTGAGAATAAAAGTTCATCACCATTATAGATGTCCACTTTTGGTAGGTCATCTAAATTTGCAGGTTCATGTCCTTGGTTAACATAAAGTATTAAATTTCTTGTAACCCCTTCATAGAAATCATTACGATTATCNATAAAATGGTCATTAAATGTTGTTTCTAAATAAGGNTCAAAGAATGTCTGANTATACTTAGTGAAAAAAGCAACACTTCTATATAATTCTAAGGTATTTGTTAATTCGTATGGTAAGTCAAAAGAGANACCTAAACCATAGTTTGTTTTATCTCCGTCTAATATACTATTAACGTATTCTGTTATGTCTATTTCTAAATTTTCATCACCGTTATCAAAGTGTTGTAAACCAATNACTTTAGATTCGTCTTTACCACCAACAATACNCCACGGAGTNTTTGTATTTACGTTAAACCAATTAGAACCAATNTCTGAATAAGTTTTTTGTAATGGATAGATTTTTGAAGTATCAAAATAATCATATCCTGTTCCCTCATCCCATTCTTCNGTTAATTCAAAAACTTCAATATCAAATGATGAAGTTCGTTTAGTACCGATTCCTGTTAATTCATTAAAATATGTTGATTCTGTAGGGTTAACNGTATTAGTTAACTTTAGTGTGTGTTTTTCTATTCTTTCTCTATTGATGTAACCACTTTCNATTCTTTNAATTAAATCGGTTAGGTCAANCTGNAATAAGAATCTACTGAAGTTACCACCATAAAAGATTTCAGTTACGGGGTTCTTACCTGTATTAGCAAACGAATCACTAATGATTGTATTGTTCTTACTAAAATATGATTTAAATATAGACATTTATTTTCTTTTTATAATAAATATCCAGTAATTAGTTAATTCTATTTTTCTGTGAAAGGATATTCTGTTTAAAGTTTTGGAACTTATCTTCTAACTTCGCTTTGATGGC